GTCCCATGTAATTTTTTCAGATGCCCCGATAACTTTTTTTAACTCAGCGCGAGCCGCTTCGGTAGCCTCGGCAACGGTGAGGATATTTGGAGAAGATTTGAATAGGGGAACTGAGCCATAAACAGGCACATAAGTCGGAGAGGATGGGTTGTCATCCTTAGCCTCGCCGATTACGCCAATTGTTAAGTTTGTTCCCTCACCTGTATAGATGACATGGTTATAGGACTCATCCGTAGATAAGGCGCGACCTAATTGGGTCAAGACAGATTCTTCTCCATCGGTGTACTCAACTAGAGCCTTACCTAAATCTGGGTCTGGGATTGGTCTTAGTCGAGCCGTACCGTTTTCGTCAAAATACAAATCCATGCCAGCCGACTCAGAAATCTTCAAACATTCTTTCCATGGGTCAGATGACTGGTCGAGAGTTGGGTAGATAATAGTCGTAACTTGATTTGTGGCTGGAAAATCTATTTTTACATTTGGGTAACGGTCTTTAAGGATTTGAGCAATGGCTGTTTCTTTAGGAGTTGCATCAGCAATATAGAAATCATGGTTTGTCCATTTTGCCTTTGAAACTCTTAGACTTCTATCTGAGCCTTGAATATTGATTTTAACTCCAGTAGGGCTATCTGAGATTTCTACTGTTGTAATTTCAAAAACCCCAAGAGGCACTAATTCTTCTGTGCCATCCTGATATTGAACTCCACGGTAAATCTTGACCTCGCGGTTGTAGGGCAAGAAAACGGCAGAACGATTATTTTTCGGAATTAAAGTGCCATCAGTATCAATGAACTCAAGAGAGCATTGTCTACGGATTGAACGGCGATTATCTACCGTTACCTCTCCAGAGATAGGAGATGTTGAACTTAAGATTGTTCCGTTAGCAGTATCGTAAATCTCTACCTTAACCTTGCTGATATGAGACTTTCGAACTGACGAGAGAAAGTTGTCAGTTACGGGATACATTACGGAGCGCCTACCTCAAAGTAATTGACTTTGGCGTTACGGATTAAGTTACTGATGTTGCCAACTTCAGTCCAAGTACGGTCTACAAAACGAACATACTTTTGGCGACCTAGTGGGTCATGCACATGAAGAATACCTTGATAAGTAAGAACTGGGTAGAGGTTATTCCATTCAGTCTCGCCCTGAGTGGTGAACTCATAAGAACCATCAATTCCATAAATACTCGTAGCCACAACAACAGTTTTAGATGCCCCAAGTGGTTTGAACTGTCCGTAAGACTCAACTACCTGTGAATTTAGAGGTTGCTGAACTCTCAAGGCTCGCGCTCTAATTGTTGGACTTTGAATAGCGGTAAATGACCAAACTTCAGGATTAGTAATTTGAATTGGTTCTGTTGTGACATAGCCAGATGAAAGAACAGCCATTAGATTTCAGCCCTCGCTTTCGCACGGTAGATTACGGTTGTATCAAGAGGAACTTCATAATCATCAAGAGATGCTATCTGGGATGATAATGCGGTTACGGGGCTATTACGAAGTTCTGTATATGTGGTTCCAGAATTAGATGAGCGTTCGACTACAAACGAGAATGTCTGGAATCCACCGCGAGTCCAGACAGGAGTATCTCCAGCATGGAAAGCAACTTTATCTACATAATGAGTTTCGCCAGACCCAGCACTTATGACCTTAACAATTACTTGAGCGTGAGTTGCTGTTGCTGGAGCAGTAGCAGAAACATTGCACTCATTCCATGCGCTAGATGAATCGTTCTCTGCTGTTCCGTATGAAGTTGAAATAGCGGTTCCAGCGGAGTTAAGCCAGACAATTCCCACAGCACAAGAGCGAGCCGTAGAACCAGCCTTAAACTCAGCAGTAGCCGAGAATTTGTTATTTGCTGATACTGCAAATTTTGTAGCGGATGTAGTTGATGCAGTCATATCTCCCGCAGAGCCAGAAAGAACTGCTAGGGATGCAGAGCCACTTGATGCCTGAGATGTACTGCGTGAGATGGAGCAGTTAGTAACAGCCGCCCATCCGTCTGTATTAGTTTCAAAAGAAGCCTGATTAGCGGTCATTGCATTTGTTCTACCAAAGATTGTGACTGTCACGGCTCCTGAAGTTGAATCAAAGAAGGCAGATACGGTTGGAGTTGCAGGTGAATCAATAGAGAGCGTGAACTGAGAGTAAGCCCACGCGCTGAAGTAATTAGCACCATTGATAAGAGAAGCAACTCTTACATAAGCACGATAAGTCGTACTGTTTGCTAAGTCGCCTTCAAGAGTTTGACCAGTACCTTGAGATGTGACAATTCCCGTACCGATGATTGGGGTAGATGTATCAGCGCTAAAAGTTGCTCCGCCGTAAGTGTCTGAATCAAAAATTTTAATTTCGTAAGCATTTTGTTTTTCTACTCCAGAAAAAACAGGAGTCCAGTTAATTGATGGAAAAGAAGTGTCCGTGACAGTTCCGCTAGGCGCTGTAACGGTTAAAGTTGGGCGAGGGGCAGTTGTTACTACCGCATAAAGTTTGTAAAGAGTAGTTCGGTTTGTTGGGTCTGGCGGAAGAACTGATGAGCCAGTAGCACCGTCTGTAAATTTAACTACTAGGTTATTTAGTAAAGTTTGTGTCCACACCGCACCATTCGGAGCAGATACAAGTTTGATACCTAAATCAAAGGTATTCGCTGTTGTGACACCTTGTTTAGTGATAGGGATACCGTAATAAATAGTACGACCATTACGGTCTGTAATTACTCCAAGACTAAACTGAGCAAGAGAATCAGCCGCTAAAGAAGATATGCGAGCAAAAAGATTTATGGATGTGATGATTTCATCGTCTGACAAAGTAACTGTTTCTAATTCAGCCTCATAAGAGGCTGGAACTGTTAAATCTGTACGGCGAAGATATGTTGAATCGGTGTCATCTGCTAGAACTGCGTAATCGGAGCCACCAGTTCCCGTAAAAAGATTATCGCCACTCCAGTTGGCATTTGGGTAGAGCGTATATTCAGCCATTATTTAGCCGCCAATTCCTTAGCCAAGATTGCAAATGTCTGTTCAATCTTATCGGTAATCATCTTAATTTCTTCTTCGGTGTTCTTAGCACCTGAAGTATTGACAACAACTTGGAAAGCGCCTTGCTCAATAAACTGATTATTTCCTGACATCCGAGTAGATAATTCAGCCTCAGTTACACGGGCAAGTTGAGTCTGAGCATTACTGATTAACCCGCCAAATGCCGCATCTGCACCATATTGACCAATTGCCGCACCTGAGAATGAAATAGCCTTCTGGAGAGAGTTAATCTGGTCAATTGCTTCTTTTCCTCCGCCAAGAATTGATGCCGCAAGTTGAGCGCCCTTGATTGGACCAGCCTCAATAATATCTTTTAGCGCACCAGCATCTAAACCTTGACCTTGAAGCATTGCAATTTGTGAAGCAAATTGATTTGCTTTATCAAGGCGTGTACGCATATTTTCAATAAGTGATTTAGCCTTTGGAATAAATCCATCTGGCAACTCAATGCTCTTGAGACCACCAAATCCCATGATTGTCTCTTTAAGAGAATCAGCAAACTCGCCTGATGCTTTGCGAAGGTCATCAAGAACACCTTTGATTGAATCAATACCTGCTTGCATTGCTTCACGCACAGCCTTCATACGGTCAGCCGCTTTTGCCGCATCTTCCGCCGCTTTAGTTCCGTCATCGTTTTGGTTTGATGCTTCGTTGTATTTCTTCTTTTCCTCAGCCAAGATGTCGCCAAAGCCAAGACCTTCTTTGAGGCTATCTTTAATCTTGTTAATAAAATTGCCAATGCCATCGCCAACTGCCGCCGCAAAATCAGTATTCTCTGCAAACTCCATCATTGATGCAGAAAGACCAATGAGGAATGTTCCAGCCTCATCTACTTTATTTGCAATACCATCAATGAAGTTTCCAACTGTTCGAGCAAAGTCAAAGTCTTTAACATCTTGAATTGCATCAATCATGGTTCCAAGTGCGCTTGAAGCCATCTTTGCTCCAGCAACCATTACATCAATAATTTTTGCGCCGTTATCTTTATCGCCAAATTGCTTAACCGTAATGGCAAAATTCTTTAGAGTAGATTCAACTTTACGAAGTCCACTTTCAGTAGCAGTACCTATTGTTCCAATAGCATTGACGGTTCCCTTTACTCCAGCAACAACCTTGTCAAAAAGACCTTTTCCAAGGTCTACTCCAAGATTTGCAATGCCAGTAATAGCACTCCTAGTAGCATCAAGACCACCACCTAGGGCTTCTGCAACCATTGGTCCAATCTTAGGAACTTTAGAAAAGAGATTAAGTAATGTTCTGACCCAACCTGTTACAGAATCAAATACATCACCAAGGAATTTTCCAATTCCTTTTGCAACATTCTCAAGAACCTTAAAAACGCCTTCTCCAACATTTGCAATGGCATCTACTATTCCAAGAAATACAGACTTAACTCCAGTAAATAATTTATTAAATACGCCTAAAAGGTCAGCAACTCCGCCTACAAGGTTTCCAAATATATTTAAGATTCCAGAAATAACTAAAGTAATTACTTTGATAATTGCGTTAAAAATGGTTTTTACTACATCGTAAAGAATTCCATGGCTTTCCATCAAATTAACAAAGGCATCTACAACAAATTTAATTACCTTTAGTTGGAACTGATAATAAGAAAGAACCACATCAATTATGAACTCAAATACCTTGGCTATTACTTCAGCAAAGAATCCAAGTACACGAATCCACATGGCAAATCCTTGAAGAATATACCCAATTCCCTTGACAATCCAAGCAAACGCTTGAACTATAACCTTCATTACAAAGTTGAATACTTTGCCAACGACTGAAGCAAACTTCTCATTAGTAGCCATCAAAATTCCAAATGCTGTCAAAAGACCAATAATCAAAGCAATATAAACTCCAATTGGGTTCATTGCATAAATCATGTTGAGTTTTGCTTGAGCGATACCAAGGGCTGTAGTTGCTCCTGTTTGCGCGGTTGTGAGTGCTGTTTGAATTGCTGTGTAAGCGTTAAGGATTAGAACTTGAGCCATATAAGCGCCATACATCGCCGCAAGTACAACCATCACGCCAATCATAAATTTGAATACTCCAGCGTAAGTCTGAACAAAAGTAATGCTTCCACGAACAATTGATGCAAGAGCATTGATAGCCTTGGCAAGAACAGCAACTCCGACTACCGATACGGTACCCATAATCTTGCCTAGATTTGTAAATATAGGAAGGATTGGCTTTAGAGCATTAAGAAGATTACCTATAGCGGTTCTTACTTGAGTTGATGTAAGAGCCAAAACAAGAAGGGCAACTGGTAAAGGTGATAGTTTGCTCAATACTGAGCCTAGAACTGGAACCATACTGAATAGTTGCTTGCCAGCAAATGTAGCAAGCGCCGCTCCAACGGAAGCAATTACAGGAAGAAGCATTTCAAACTTCTCTGCCATTGCCATAATTTGAGGTTCAATTTTTTGAACGCCTTCACCCAATTTTTTAACTGGTGCTTCAGCATCGGTAAATTTTTTAACAAATTCTGTTAGTTTGTCAATAAAATTTTTAATTGGAGTTGTAAGTTTTACAAGAACCATCTGCATAGCCGCAAGGATGTCCTTGAGTGGCTTACTCTTTTCAAGAGCCTTAGACACAGCCTTTTCAAAATCATAAAGGCTCTTAATCATTGGACCAAAGCCCTTAAGGAGAACGGCTCCTATAGAAACTTGAATTTCATTGTGTAGACGGGCAAAAGAACGCAATACCTTGCCAGGACTCTCCATCGCCGCAAGATAGGCTCCAGCAACATTCTCAGCCTCTTTAAGCGCTCCTGTTGCAACCGCCTGTTGTTTTTCTTGATATGTAAGGGCTGTGGCTGTTTTGCCAATGCTCTTTGCATATTCTTCATACATCTGACCAGCAGATTTTTGAATACCAACTGATTTAAGAACTTCGCTTCGCCCTGTAATAACTGCGTGTGTAAGCATATTGTAGGTATCGGTTGAGTTCATACCGCTTACAACAGCAAGGTCTTGAGCCGCTCTTGCTAACTCAGATGCGTAAGATAATTTCAGATTGTTCTGGGCAAACTTGATTGCTGACTGCTGGGCAACAGCCATCTCAATACCCATCTCTTTGATGGCTACTGCGGTATCTCGAATTGATTGATAACCCAAACCTGTTGATTTTCCAACAGCGTTCATTGCGACATCCAACTCGTCTACGCGAGCCGCCGCCATAAATGCTTTAGTACCAAAAGCAATAACTCCAGCCATCGCCGCACCTGCCGCGACACCAATACCTGTCATGGCACCGCGCAGGGCGGTTGATTGCTGTGTAAAAGCGTTCATGGATTGGGTAGCCTGTTGCATACCCTTTGTAAACTGTGCGGTTTCAGCGGTTAGCCGAGCGCGAACTTCCATGGTTGGAGTTTCTGCCATTATCGCCTCGCTTTCGCTCTACGCTCTGCCTTCTCTTGCTCTTTTGCCTTGAGAGTCCATAGCGCAGTCCACTCAGTTAATTCCATACTTGTAAGGGGGCGGTGTGCTGGACTCCCATAAAGAAGTTCAGCCACCGACCTACCCAACTTTTCTGCTAATTCGAAAAGAAATCTACGCTCAGGATTCTTTAGGAAATCGTGCCTGTGCTTCGTCTACCGCCTCTGCTGTAAGACCAGATGAACCAAGAGCCTTTGTAGCAAGGCGCTCAACTACTGCGCCATTCTTTGAAAGGATGGCTTCCTTATCTTGGTCAGTAAAGACTGGTAGACCTGTTGCTGGGTCATAGACAGTTGCGATAACTGTCATGGCGTACATAAGACCGACATCTGTTTTGTCGCCCTTAGATGCACCCTCACCCAACTTGGCGCGTTCCGCCGCTGTCATAGAGCGAACTTCTACTTTCACTCCCCACTCTGGAACTTCTACAAGTTCCTTCGTGATGTCATCGGCACTAAAGATTGTTTGCTTGAGACTCATTTATTTCTCCTTGGACACTAGGTTGGTCACGACTTATTAAGTTGTATTGCTATTTAATTATGCGTATGTACCGCGAGTTACTGCACCTGTTACTTGGAACTCTGCTGAGTATGTCACGACATCGCCAACAGCACCAGACTTCTCATAAGAAGTAAGGATTGCTTCACCTGTGTACTTAACCTGACCAGTTGTTGAACCTTCTGGACCGTACTCAAATGAAACTGTTGCTGACTGCCCTGTGATTCCTGCAAGGTGAGCATCAACTGTTGCATCAAAATTACCTGATGCTGAGATGGTTGAGTCTGTCAAACCTACAATGTAGGTCTTTGCAGACGAACCGAATGAAGTTGTTTCAGCGGTCTCAACTGTCTGAGGGAATGAAACATCTGTAAGTGTGTTTGAAATATCGGTAAGTGTGCCACCTGAGTTGTCTACCTTGAATACGGTGGACTTACCATGACGAAATGTTGGCATTTGTTATCTCCTTGAAAAAGCCACGATTGGGGTGGCGCTACCTGTTGAACCTGCAACCGTGTAGTTCACGCGCAGGTATCTTGCTACTGATGTTCCAGCCGCAACTTCAACTCGGTAAGAAATCTTTTGAGTTGATGTAACTGCGGTGAATGTCACCAAGTCTGTAAAAGTTGAGTTGTCGGCTGACTGCTGAACCTTTACGGTGATATTTCCGTTGCGGGTATTAGTCGGAACGGAAAGATATGCAACTCCACCGTTTGAGGATGAAGCGCCATTGTCCACGCTTGTTCCGTTTCCAGTAGCAGTTACGGCTGAACCAGAGGACAAAATGACCCCGTGTTCTACACCGTCTGATGACTGGAACTCAGCACTTGCCTGAACAACATCTGCGATTGCTCCTGATACTTCATAAGAAGTGTCATCGGCTTGAAGCATCACGGCACGATAACCGTTTGCGTGACCTTCGGTTGCAACAATAACTTTTTGCTTTGTTGCTCCACCTAGAATTGTTGAAAAGTAACTATCTGTACCTGTGCTTGCAGTTCCTTCAAAAAGACCTGAAAGGGATACGGTTCCGTCTTTTAGACCTGTGATGTATTCCTTGGCGCTTGAGCCAAATGTACTTGTCTCGGCTGTCTCAACTGTTGTTGATGCTGTTACATCATTAAAATATGATGAGAAATCAAACTCATCAACAAAAACTTTTACACTTTTACCGTGGCGAAATGTAGGCATTATTCATCCTCATCTGTAGTTGCTGGGGTTTCTTTTTCAACTGCCTCAACCTCGATTGGTGCCTCAACTACAGGCTCAACAACTGGCTCGATAACAGGTTCAACTTTGACCTCAGCCTTTGGCTCGGTCTTTGTAACTGGCTTTGAGGAATCCTCAATAGCGCCAGACTCAAGTAGCCACTTGATTGATGTGGCTGGCAAATCTTCAACGACATCGCCAATTTCGGCGCGTTTGTTTGGTGGGTAATCAATACCCTGAAGTACACGGTACTTAGCCATCTATTCCTCCTTGACGGCGCATGGATAGCCCAAGTACACCGTCTAAGGTCACACGGACACGGAGGTAAGACGACTAACTCGGGCGACTAGCGCACATTAAGGAAAGTGTACCTTATGCGTTTTTTAGACGAACTTGCATCGTGTCAAGACTGTTGAGAACACATCCTTGTATTCATCTGAACCCTTGACTGTTCCCTTGATTTTGACCTTATCGCCAATCTCAACATTGCCACCGTTTGATGAGAACCACTTGAACTGGTAGCCACCCTCATTCACGAAAGTGAACAATGTTGTCCAGCCATACTGTGTCTCGAAAGTGTTTGAGCCAGCAACAGTAACTTCGACCTCAACCTTGGAACCTGTCTCTGCAAACTGCTCTTTCTTGAATTCGACCTTCTCAACGACTGCTTTCTCGCGCTGATTAGATTCAGCCTTAACGATGCTGACTGCGATGCCGACTGTTGAATCCTTTTGGAACTCTAACTGGCACACGGAACGAACATTCTGTGCGTATGAACTGTCACCTTCGAAGTTCTTGCCCCACTCGATAAGTTGGCGAGCCTTCTCGTACTCAGCCTGACCAGCCTCACCGATTTGATGCTTAGCCCAGATTTCGTTGTACTGGTGGATGTTCTTGAGAACGCCCCACACTAAATCTTTTGTGGAGATTCCCTCAGAGGATTTCACATAACCTAACTTGCTGACCGCCTTGATAGCGTGAGCGATAATTGCCTCTGTGCTGACTGCTGAGATTCCGCCGAACTGATAGCCACCAAACTCCTCTGCGAAATCTTCTTCTGTAACTAAAGCGCTCGCATAGAAAGTCCAACCAATGAAGTCCTTAACGCAACTTGAGCCGACCTGACTCAACTTTCCTTCTTCATTCTTGACGAAGATGACCTTGCCACGGTTACGAACTTTCTGGCAATGGTCGCAATAACCTTTTCTGACATCAGAAATCTGGATTGGGTTCTCCTCTGAGAAACCGTGAAGGATAATTTGTTCCTCAATGAACTCAGCCACGCCAATGAATTCCCAGCCCTGATACTTGAGTGGTTCGCCCTCAATTACTAAGACTTGGTACTGGCAATCAACGCCGTTGATTTGTTCTACACGCTCTTGGATGCTGACCTTGAAACCGCCAGACAATCCTTGCTTTTGACCGCGCTGAGCAATCTTTTGCGCTCTAGCAAGAGTCTTATCAACATTGACCTCGGAGATTCTGAACTCTCTCATGGACTTGCCCCTTTCTGACAAGACCAGTATATCAAACCCCAGTTAAATATTCAAGGGGAAACCCTCGCAACAGTTAGATTTCTGGTGGCAATGTGGGCAGAGCCAGCGGGTTGAAATTGGCTCGTATTCCTTGCCACAAAAGTCGCACTCAAGCATCCCTGCGAGCGCGTTCTTCTCGAATCATGGCTAAGGTCAGGAAGTAGCCTATGCCGTCTACGACTGTATCTGGCTTGGTGATATGGGCTTCTCGGGCAATCTTGACTCCTACCATGCAAAGGCTTACCTGCTCGGCTGTGACCTCTATGCCCAGAATAGCGCTCCAAATCTGCGCCGCCCTAGTGAAGTTATCTAAAGGGTGTCCATAAGCCTCCTGACGGTCTCCAGAGACGAGTTCCGCCGCAAATAGGGCTATGTCTCTAGGGTCATTCATTGAAGCAGTTGGAGGTCTGTTATCCCCCGCTCCGACACAACAAATGTCAGAACTCCCACATCCGCAGTTTCCCCCGTTGATTGACTCCACCATACGCTTCCTCCATCTAGTGCAGGGGCTTGGAGCCATTTAACTCCGCCCCAATCTGCCATCTTCAAAGAGTGATAGTGACCAGTCACCAAAATATCGCAGTCGCCAATTTTATTACGACCTAGAGTTTGGTCAGCAATCCATCGGCGTAACTTGGCTTCAACTCCCTGTCCAGAGCGAGCAAGATGACCGTGAGTAATCCCGATGATTTTGCCTCCCGCTTGAACTGTCAGCGATAGGGCATCAGTTGGAATAGCGAACTTAATATGTCCGTAAGCCTCTGGGTTGGCTTGAAAGATTTCAGCCACGGACTCAACTAGGGCTACATCGTCATTATCGTTAAGAGTCGTGAACGCTTTTCCGTTCTTACGGTTCTCGCCATGGTTTCCACCAATCGCCGCAACTGTGATTTCTGGAGCGAACTTAGACCAGCGGATTAGCGCATCTCGAAGTAGACGGCGAGCAATCTTTACTTGGTCTCGTCTATCAACTTCTACCGTAAAAGTTTGAATGTCATAATGTCCATCGCAACCTTCAACTAAATCACCGAGGCAAAGGACAGTTATGGATTCAATGGGTCTGCCCATCTTTTTCAACTCTTTGTATCGGACTTCAACATCGTCAATGGCTTGGAGCCAGCGACCAACTAATCCCTTAAGTCCATCTCCATCTTTCTTGCCAACCTGCCAGTCAGCGGCAACTACAACAAGACTAGCCGCGCCTTCAATAAGTGGCTTTCTTTCTCTAGGCTTATGCTTTCGTATTTCTTGAATCAAGTGGTCTATATCGGCGCGTTCTTTAGCCCCTTTACGAACGACCTTGCCTTTCCATTGGCGGTTAAGCGCACCATCGGTGTTGCCCCACACATTGAAAAGGACAGGCTCGACAACAGCGAAGTTATCAGGGTCGAGACCCCAGAGGCGAAGAACTCCTGACCAATCTGGGTGAGAGTCACCCTCCATTGGTTCAGTTGTAACTAATCCTTCATTGCCATCCCAAGTAACCCCAGGAGTCCATTCGGCACTTCTCTTACGCGACTCCATAGGTTGAGTCGTATTGTTTTCTGAAGTTTTTAATAAATTCTCAAGAGCATCATCTAAATTCATTTAGCGCACTTACATCCATCTAGCCCTTGCATACGCCTACGGTGACGGCGAACAACATTTGAACTCATCTCAAAGCCATAGTCTGCAAGGACTTTAGTAATCGCTGAACCTTCAACTGCTGTGTTCAAAAGCGCCTCCGAAAGTTTGTTCGAAAACGCTTCTGGTAAATCTTGAAGTAATGCGCCCATAGCGCACTTATACCCAGGAAGTGTTTTCTTACCTTGGAGGGAGTCTAACCTAGCGCTGAACTCATCCAGATTTATTCTTAGACTTACATCTTGGACATCTGATACTCCATGGTCGGGTTGCTGACTCAAAGAGGAGCCTGTCGCATTTCCAACACCTTTGGTATTCGTCTGTCGTTGCGTTCCTGCCATACGGGTCTGCCACTCTCTCTTGGGGAGCCATAGGCTCCGTGGTTACTTCCTCACTAGACATCGAAAATTCACCGATAATAGTGGTCGCTGTTTTGGGTCTACACCCAATGGATTAACACTACCCATTGGCTCTATCCTCAAAATCTGTACATCAGAAATTGTGACATCAGTTACCGATGCAAGCAAGTTTCTAATTGTCTCAACTGCATCACGCGCCGTTGGATAATCGTCTTTGCCAGCACGACAAATAACTTGAAGCATTGGATAATCAATTCTGATTCCACCCGAACCCATTGTGAAAGATGGAGAAGTGCCAGCGTTCTCATAGACGGCTGTGCAGACATCTGGAGACTCGGGCAAAGTGCCTAGAAATAAGTTTGTGCCAAGGGTGCCAAGGCTGTTGGTCACCAAGTAATCTCCGATGGATTCAAGGATTGTTGCCATTAGACTGCCCCGTTCTTTCTCATAAGGTCTATTATTCTACGCGCCATGTTTTGCTGAATATTTGGCAATCTCTCCATGAAAGGTTGCTCAAGGTATTTAGCCTGAGTTGGTGCATTGTGCTGGTAGTACATAATCTCATGGACATAAAGTGCGTAGGGCGCCGCTGGACCGCCAAAGAAAATATCAATTGCAATACCTTGAGGTGTATTGATAGGTGCTGAAACTCCACCCGAGCCACGCAAAGCGCCTGTATCAATAGGGGTCAAAATAAGGGCTTTGCCAAAAATCATTTCGGCTTCTTCCTTAATTACTTGACCTACTATCCGCCCAGCATCTTTACCAGAAACTTCCAACATATTGCGAAGTTCTTGAGCGCCTTCTAACTCAAATGTGAATGTCTGGGTCATTTTTATCGCCCAAAGCGTATGACCGTGTGGTGTGAGCCGTTCTCATCTTTAATGTCTGAAACCCCATTGATGGTAAATACCTCAGAACCGACAAGCATTTTGTGGTTTGTCGTAATATCAAAGTATGGACCTTTGGTGATAAAGCGACCAATATCTGTAACTTCAATTCCCTGAGCATCGCGGGTACGGTTTGTGTCGTAGATAAGGCGACCATAAACGGTGGTTTCTGTACCGCCATAAGTTGCTTTGTTGTATTTATCAACTGCCGATTTAGCCGTGAAAACCACGGTATCGGTCATAAACTCCGCAACCTTTGAGTAGATAGCATCTGCCATTTTCTACTCCTACTCTACGATACGGCGGTCTAAATAGTTATTTGGATTATCGTGGATACCTTCGTAGAAATCTGTATTGTGAGAGGTATCGTTTCGCTTTGCAGTTGAAGTAAGGTTTGAAGCCGATGCCCAAGGGCGAGGGGCTTGCTTACGCATCTTTCTGCGAGCCAAAGTTTCAGCCAATTTTGTAAAGTGAGTTACCTTGTCAGCAAAAGACTCAGATACGGAAATATCGCCAACGCTCTTAGATGTACTTTCGGCTAGACGGGCATACTTAGCGATTGCAGTCTCAGCCAACTCACGCGCCGCTTCATAAACATCAGCATCCCAAGAATTGAGAACAAAAGTAATTTCTTCATCTGAAAAAAGCGGGTCTGTTGAATCTACATCGTGCAGTAGAAACCGAACATGGTTTCTAGTGGATGTACTTGGGTCTCCTGAGTAGGTAAAAGTCATTACATACCGCCAAGCATCAACAAGTTCATCTTAGATTCAGCAATTGCTGTGTCGAGACTTGCTTGAGTTGTCAGAGTTCCTGTCTCATTTGGCAAGGTAAGAGTACGGTCTGCCGTTGGCTCACCAGCCGATAATGTAAGTTCATAGGCATCAGCCGTAGTTCCCTCAAATACCAGAGAATCATTAAACGCAATTTGAAGCCCTGACTGCTGACCTGTAAATGTTGCGTTATTGATAGTAGGTGAGTTCAGAGTCTTAAGAGTAAGAGTCTGAGCAACATCAGTACCCACGACTGTTGTTGTTGCATCTGGAAAAGTAATGATGCGGTCAGCGGTTGGGTCTACAACCGCAAGAGTAGTTTCAAATCCGTTGGCTGTTGAGCCTTCAAAATTGACTTCTCCGTTAAAAGTAACTGCACCAGTAAAGGTTGCTCCAGCAAGAAGGGCGTAATCGTTTAACTCTGTATCTACATCCGTAGCAAGGTTCTGAATATCGGTATGGATGGCAGGGTTATCTCCTGCGCTTGGATAGCGCAAACCTTTTGTTGTTGTACCTGCCATTTTATACTCCTATTG